AGGACATTACTAAGCAGGGAATCATAGTGGAGCACAGTACCAATGTACATAATATCTGTATAGGTATCACCGGCCTTGGATACAGCCTTCTTAAACCATGAATCCAGCTTGTGACGCTGGTCTGCGGTGTTGACGTTCTCATCGTTCTCCACATCATCCAGCACGATCAGATCCGGCCTCCAGGCCCGGTGCCTGCGGCCCCTTATCTTCTTTCCAGATCCGATGGCCTCAATCTTCACGTCCGCTGCTGTCAGGATAATGTTGCTTTTCCACACCTTCCCCTGCTGCTTTCCAAAGTCCTCCCGTATGTCCTGATTCTCCTCTAACTCTGTCTTGATGTCCGTCAAAAAGCCTTCCGCCTGGTCCGATGAATCGGAAAGTATGATGATATAGTGCTTGTAGCGGTACAATGCAGCATGCAGGGAATCCTTGAATGTGAAATTTGTGGATTTTGCATGCCCACGT